TTTATACGGGATATCGTGATTACCAACGAGAACGTGTACTTCATAACCTTGCATACGGTTGATAAAGTTTTCGCGCATTCTACGCAGCGTAACATACGAAATAAACTTACGCCTATCCACGACATCTCCAAGGTGGAGAATAGTCTTAATCCCTAGATTCTCCAGCGTCGGAAAGAAAACATCATCATAGAATTTGATGAAATAATCTAAGAAATCCGAGCTATCATTTCTGACGCCGAAGTGGGTATCTGTAATAATGGCAATTTTCATACAGCTATCATACAGCATCCGCTATGGTGCTGTCAACGGCTTTCTTACGCTTTTTCTTTTTATTTTTTCTACCCTCATCAAAGCTATTCATAAATCTTTCCATTTGCTCTTGCGACCACTCACCATAGCTAACATCGTCATTGAATTTTGATCCCGACCGCTTATCAGACTCTTGAACATCGCTAGTCTCATCTAAGAGGTTTGCTCTCTCAATGGCCGCATACTTTGTATAGAGATATTTCTTTTCCTTTTGAATCCTTCTAAGAAATGCATAATAGATGATTTGAGTAAAATAGGCAAATGGGTTTTGTGATTTAGAAGGATCAAAATTATCAATGTATTGTAGACAATTTTCTATGCCGTCTGAAATCATTTCATCTCTAAAAGTATAATTAGAGAAATTTGGCTTGTAAGCTAGATGGGTTGCAATCTTCATAATACACTCGCCGACGTAGGTCGGCACCCGTGGCTTAGGTCTCCCAGCAAGGCTAGCTTCTGCGACCGTCTTACGATATTCAACCATGGCTGCGTATAAATCTGCATTTTTCACGTAGTGTTTTTTGCTTGACATTTTATGATCTCCGGGTATAATAGGCCTTGCCGTTTACAGGGTATACTACTTTATAGTAGACTCTTTTAGGTTTATGGTATGCATTTCATACTTAAACCCCTCTTGATTATACATCTTGATACGTTCGATCAGATGATTGAGAGTATAATTTTTTGAATTCTTAGTTGACATGTCATCTGCAATATCAAATAGGGTGCAAGAATCCTTTGTATCACCCTTTCTGAGACCTCTACCAATTGACTGAAGGGTTCTAACCCTACTCTTGGTAGGCGATGCAAATATCACATTATGAAGATTACGAATATTGATGCCTGTGCTAAAGGTGCCGTATGAGGCTACAATGATATTGTCATCACCAGTTTCAGCTAGTGTGCGAATATTATCACGGTCTTCAGCTTCTGTGCCACCATGCACAAAGGATACCTTCTTACCATTAGCTCTGGCATTGATTATGTCATATAATACTTCGCCGTGTTTTTCTACGAGCGAATATAGTATAAGTGTATTACCCTTTAGAGACAGAGCCAAATTTCTGATGAAGCGATTCCTTGCATCGCTGGATACTATACGATCAATCTCATCTTGGTATGAGGCCTCGCGCGAAAGTGCTTGCTCATGCTTAAGCACAAGCACCTTGATGGCAAGGTCTGCGACATGACCAGCATCCATAAGATCCTTGGTCTTTACCAGACGCTCGACTTTACCAAACAGGCCTTCAAGCACAAGCTCATTGACTTCTGCACCATCAAGGGTGCCAGTCATACCAAATCGATATTTGGTGGTTGGCATCTTTGTCATAATGCCAATCAGGCTTTTAGCTTTGAATAGGTGCGCTTCATCACCAATGACAGTATCAAACTGCGAGAAAAATTCCTCACCCATTTCATAGACGGATTGCCATGTTGATACAGTCACACCATCAGATGCGACCTTTTCTTGCCCACCTCTAATTCCGTGGATTGGACCGATGTATCCGTAATCTTGAAAATCTTTGACCATCTGAATAACCAGAGATACCGTAGGTACCACAATCAAAGTCTTGCCACCAAACCATTGGCTAATAAGATAAGCAACCATTGACTTACCGCTGGCCGTCGGTGAGATAAGAACCGCGCGCTTCATGCGAATGGCTAGAGCTAATGCTCTAATCTGATAGTCTCTAGGTTCTACTGGCAACTTTAGGTCTTTGATAAAGTCTTGTATCTCCAGTAGAGATACGCCGTCCTCAGAGATAAGATCGTCATCTACTGTGACTTCATAACCTTCATTCTCAAGAAATGATCTAAGGTTATGTGCCAATCCTGCATACATGCTATAGTTTCTAGAATTGAATAGGCGCACCTTGCCGTCCCATACCTTGCTTCGATATGATGGCATAAATTTTGCACCGGGTACTTCAAATGTAAATCTTTCGGATACTTCGCGCGCGATGGATTGGGAGCACTCAAGGCGCATGAAAGATTCATCAACCTTGTATATGTGCACCCGTTCCGTCATTTCATCCCCACTGTCAGTCGGCGCCAATCAATTACATTCTTGATTTGGAAGCCTCGATTATTAATTGACTTCATAATTTCTTCTAGCACCAATACGCATTCTTGATGCATACCAAGAGTATTTTCAAGCTTGATCATTGTCGGATCATTTGTAATCCGATCTTCAACATCGCCGCGCAAAACGCGCTCCATAAACTGCTCACGCCCCAGCTTTGTTAGATCATCTTCTGTAGCTTTACCAGTATAATATGCAGTCAGCAATCTAGTAAGTGTCTTTTTACTAGATGTAAATTCACGAACCTTACCTCTCTCCTTTGAGAGCAGCGCAAGATACTTCCCGTGAAGCATTGGGACCTTGATGCTCTCAAGGTCCAGATTTAGGTCATCCAGCTTTGTATCGCTGGCCCACATATTGAGAATTTCTTGTGTCGTCATGATCTAGCCAACATACCAGGTTTCAAATCAAATGTACAGAACTAAATTCGTTCTAGTGTATATTTTCTATAAGAAAACGTAGCTGTAGCTTCTAGGTAATCAACATCATTTGCCATAGAATTAAATCTAAGCGCAGATAATGAAGTGGGTAATACATCAGAGAAGAATGCATTTAGCCCAGGGTTTTTATGACTAGTCAAAATTGTTAATGTTGCATCTGATACTAAAGTTAATGTAGAACCAATATTATTTGGTGTAGAAAGAGGTGATGATCTTGATAGGTCTCTAGTCTGTTGTAGAGACGTTGGGTGACCAAGCCCCTCTAACCAGTTAACCATCTCAATATAATTTTTCATATCTTCATCAACACGAAATGTAATAGTAAGCGGATCATATACAAGCTTATCACCAGGTCTTACTAGAGTACCAACTGGTGTTGGTGTATTAATTGGTGTCATGCTTATTGCTGGGATGTCTACCGATTGACAAAAATAATTGACCATCGGTAGACGCCTCAGTGTAAACTTGAACCCTAGTGGCGATAAGTAATTCAAGTTAGTTGGTTGCTCAACCAGTGCGTTCATCGCTGCCCTCCGTGATACTATTTAGGCACAAAAAACCCCGTGAGATTTCTCTCACGGGGTGCTTATTACTTAGGCTGTCGCCTGATATTACATCAGGTTGGTTACAGACACAAAGCGGTAGTAGATGTTAGCCTTCGCATCGCCGAAGGAACCGATTGAGCCGTCAGCATTTGACGTAGCAAACGGGTTAGCCACAAGACCATAACGAGTCTTGAAGCCGATCTTCGGCTGGAAGGTGTCCTGACCGATGGCGCGAACCATCTGGAGAGGAACATACGGGCAGTAGAACAGACCGGCGTCGAAGGCTGAAGAACCCTTGTAGCCAAGTGTCAGGTACTGTCTGCCAGAAGCAGATGAGAAGTACGGGTCGATGTAGACGCGGATGCGACCGTTGATCACGCCGGCAAAAGTGTTGCCTGTGTCATCAACCTGCAGGTTTGCTGAGAGAGCAGGCGTATAGTCAAGCACGCCAGCCATCGACAGAGCAGAAGCAACGTCTGATGAGCAAATCAGCACGTTGCCCTTACCGCGACGGGTTGCCTTCGCGATCTGGTTAGCTTCACGCTCGATCTGGAACAGCAGACCCTTAAACTTCTCAACCATCCAGCGGCCGTTTGAGTCAACGTCGAGGTTAAACGTACCGGTAGTCGTCACGTTTTCCTGGGCGCCGGCTGTGGCGGTGTAGTTGATTGTGCGAACAACTTCGCGGTTGATTTCAGCAAGAATCTCGGCTGACAGAATGTTGGCCAGCTCTGACTCGGCATCAAGACCGTGGATTGCCTTCAGGTCCTGAGCCAGTTCCATGGTGTACTCAGCCTTTAGGGCGCGCGACACTGCGGTCACGGCGACCTTCTCAACTGAGAACGCCATCTGCTGGAATGCATTTGTTGAGCCGTCACCAAGTGCTTCCGCACGTGATGTTGACATACCCGTTGAAACGGTGTAGCCAGAAGCGCCAGCCTTTACGCGAGCCGTCGGGTCTGAGCCGTCTTGAACGCGACCAGATGACGTATTTGCAACCACAAAGCGAGAAGCCGTATTACCACCAGCAGAGCCAGAGAATGTCGTATTGGCTTCGTTGAACAGAGCCTCTGTACCTGTCTGTGACTCATAGCGTGAGCGCAGAGCGAAGATCAGGCCTGTTGGGCCAGTCATCGGCTGAACACCGCAGATGTCATAGGCAATTAGGTTTGGCATTGAGCGACGAACCAGTGAGATAAGCACCGGGTCGAAGATGTCAATGTTGCCGGCGCCGGCAACTGAAGAAGAAGCGCCCATCGCATTAACAGGAGCGGCCTCACCAAGTAGTGAAGGTGAGCGATATCCGCCTGAACCAATTGCTTGCTGACGTGAGTCATGCTCCTGGTTTTCAAGCAGCTGCGCTAGAACGGCGCGGCGATGAGAGTCCTTAACTGCTGGGAGGTCACCGTGATCAATGACCGCTCCCCACTTCTGCATTAGTGCTTCAGTATTCATAATAGTTACCTTTCCCTCCTTAGGAATAATTATTACTATTTAGTTATTTATGCCTTTTTGACGGTACGTGAGATTGCCGCAACATACTGTGCCATAGGACCAGTTGCCTTGTCATCTGTATTGTCAATCGGGTCGCTATCAAGCACACCCTCATTGAGAACTGACTTTACAGCAGCCTTACGACCTGACGGGAAGTAACCTTCCTTAAGGTCTGAGAGCTTACCAGCAAAAGTCTCAACGTCATCAAAATCAACCGACTCGGCAAGCTTACGAAGCTTGTCAGCTTGCACTTCAGTTAGGCCATCAGTGGCCTCGGAGATCAAAGCACCACGAATAAGCTGTTCATTCTCAGCGCGAAGCTCGACTGAGGTTTCAATTTCGTTGTTTAGAGCGGCAGTTAGCTCCTCAACCTTAGCAGCTAGATCCTCAACTACATCTTCCTTGCCCTCGGGCACGTCGATGTAATGCTCAGCAAACAGGTTACGCAGACCTGTCATGAATGAGTCAACGATTTCTGAGCGCAGACCTGTCTCAACGGCCAGACGATTCTCGCCCATCCACTGCTCAACAACGTGGTCAAGGTAAGAATCAAGCTCCTCAACAATACCAGCTACCTGAGTCTCAACGGCTTCAGCAATCTCGGCCTCATGAATAGCAGCCATCTCTTCCAGCTTCTCGTTGATCTTTGTCACGAGGGCTGTCTCAAAGATATCAGATACCTTTGTCTTGAACTCTTCTGAAACGTCAGCGCCCTCAAAGATTGCGCGAACGTCATCGGCTACATTCAGGTCTTCTGATGTGACGCGCGGGGGCTGAGCAATCTTTGAAGTGCCTTGCATTGGGACATCATGCTCACCGTCAGGTAGACCCATAACCTTAGCATAGGTTGCTTGCAGGTCGCCCTTTCTCATCTTTGTTACGCTATTGACAATGGCTGCAACCATTGCTGAACGTGATGCGGGGTTGACAGATGTCGGTGATGTCATCACCAGACCCTGCTCACCACCCTTGTCACCACCCGGCGGTGTTACCTTATTACCGACCGGGCCCGGTACATGTGATCCTGGCGCATCGGCTTCATTGATCTTCTTAACTTTATCGACCATTTCTTGTCTCCTTGGGAGCTAATGTTTTACGCTATGATATTTATAAAATTTGGGTATTATAGCTTAGAAAGGAAGTTACGGAAGACTTCCACAACTTCATTTTCGGTTCGGCGCGATCTTGCTGCTTCATTGATGCGCTTCTTATAGTTTGCGATTTCAACTTCCTTGAGAATGCCGTTATCCCAAACCCATTCCTTACCTTCCATGATACCATGCACAAATGCATCTGGCGCAGAAGGATCAGCTACAATATCTCCTGCAGTGGCAAGATGGAAATCATCTTGAACCATCATGCAGCCATTAACTTCCTTAAGAGAACCCATACCTCTTGTGGACACACCAAGACGTGCACCCTCTTCCATAAGATTCTTTACGATGTTGCCGTATGGGGTTTCCATGATCTTAGCACGACCAATATAGTTATTGCCGTCTTCGCGCAGTTCCTTGATCATGTGAGATACGCGCTCAAGGTTGATGGTCGGACCTGACGGGTGACCAAGCTCACCATATGCACGGCTTTGATTTACATGTTCTCTAACGTAACGATCAACTTCTCTAGCCATAATACCTTTAGGGTATACTCGCCCGTTACGATTCTTCTGCTCAGCCTGCATAAAGACGCCTTCGATGAAGTAGCTTCTGCCACCTCTCTCATTGGCTTCTGTGATTAGATTGAGGTCTTCATTGACCTCACAAATAAGTTTCATGGCTAGTCCCCTTAGTATTGTGAGCCGCCGGTAACGGCCGCGCGCTTGTGTAGCTTAATTACCAAGGAAGCTGGACCAGTTCCTGATCTAGTCACAACAACATTTGCTGCGGCCTCACCGCCTGTCTCAAGTCCAACACCGAGAGCTTGAAAATCAAATGTACCAGTTTGTGCAAGATTGAGAACGTTATTTGCACCACGCTTTACGTTGAATGATACACCGTTAGCTGCTGACCATGAAACTACAGAGATAAACATCTCTTGAACAGTTTCACCAGCAGAATTTGCAGCTACAACTACATTTGAGCTATTACGGGTAATAAAACCACCGGCAGAGAAATTGCCGATAACATATCCACCCTTAATACCTTTATTGACTACTCTATCGATAGCCATGGATTATTCTCCCTCGACTTCTGTGTTTGTAACAAAGTCGATAACATCGCGGAGACCCTGTGCGCTTGATGCACCCATGGCTAAGAAAAATTCTGCATTGTCATTCTCAAGGAGAGAATAAACGTCAGCAATTCTAGCAGCAAGATCATCATCAATATCTACATGACCATCTTCAAAAATTACGCGGCCACCAATTCGTGATTCGATAATGCGATGAATACCAAACTGCATAGATTCGCGGAACTGCTTGATTGATACTCTAGGTGTCTTAATAGCAAATGGCTCAACTGCTGAGGGCGCTGTGCGAACTACTGATGTCTCACCACCGCGCTTATCAGCATAATTGGTTGGTGTCTGCTTTGTGTAAGAGCCCAGCTCAGGGCCCTTGACAGTTGATGTACCTTGATCGATCTTTGTTTTCTCACCAACCTTTGGCTCATCACCGGCACGATGATGAATGCGCTTCTTGGTATCAGCTTGATTGGGATTTTTATCTTGATCACCAAAGTCTGTTACATCTGATGTGTGCATAGCCTTAAAAGCTTTTTCACCAGCAGCTTTAGGCTCCAGTGATGCAGTCTCATCATCATCAACAGACTTGTCGGCTCTAAATGTGCGCTTCAGAGCTTGGGTTGTAGTAACATACCCCGCTTCTTGAAGTCGAGCGGCTTGCTCCCTAATATCCTTAAGAGTTTTCGTCATCGTTTGTCTCCGTAGAATCGTCTTCCGAAGCAGGCTCACCAAACATCTGCGATGCAATGCTAACCTTCTCTACATCCATACGATCAGAAAGCTTATTCATCAGAATACCCTTAATGTAGTGGGAAAATTCTGCTGGATTTCCGTCGCGAAGGCTGTCAACTGCATCTTTAATTGAATTTTCAAACGACATTACAATTTTGCTCCTATTTGCATGGTATATTTATAATATGGTTACTTACCAAATATACCTCTCCACTTATTAACCTCTTCCAACACAAATCTTTCGCTAGCTGCTAAATCTAGAGACAAAATATTAGATTCTTCAAGACCTGAACTTAAAAATCTGCGTCTTACTTCGTCTGTTTGCAATGATTGTCTTATGATAGCATTTAATTGCTCACGAATCGGTCGTGGTGTATCAGACTTGACAAACAGTGCTTGCCAAGTATAAAACGTATCATTTATACCAACCTCTCTCCACGTAGGTACATTTGGTAGAGATGCTACTCTTTCGCTTGATGTAACAGCAACTATTCTTGCACCATTGTTATTCAGAGGTAAAGCCAAAGGCACAATATCCATCATCATTGAAAGTCTACCGGCAACAAAATCAGATACCGCTGGTGCAGACCCTCTATATGGCACATTTACCATTGTACCATTAATTGATTGCTGAAACAAATGCATCACCATTGCAGCCACACCACCACCACCAGTTGATGGAAATGTATATACGTCAGGTTGCGATTGTATGGCAGAAATTAGTGATCTGGCATTAGTAAATTGACTATTGCTTGGTACCATTATAGCCATAGGTGTTTTGACCAAGACAGATACAACAGAAAATTCTTCTCTAGGGTCAAATGTCAAATCTGGTACGTATTGTCTAGTTGTAGTATAACCATTAGCAATTAAAATTAGTGTATGACCATCTGATGGTTGCTCTCTTACAAAATTACCACCAACTGCAATAAAACCACCAGATCGATTTTCAACAGTTACATTTCTTGTTTGAACTGCACCCATACCTTCCGCGGTTATTCTTGCAGCAAGATCGGATGCGCCGCCGGGTGCAAATGGCACAACAACCCTAATAGACCTATTGGGATTTAATGAGGGTTGTTGCGCATAAGCATTGCTACCAAGTAAAAATAAACCAATCAAAGCTGTAATTAAAAATCTAATCATAATAATCTCCATTCAATTAGGGATATAATTGCGTACCTGCTGAGTCATACACATACAATGGCGCTGCTGTTGTTGCACCGTCAGGATATCTAAATCCACCAGTTGATGATCTAACAATACCAGCAACATCAAGTGTTGTATTTGGTGTTACGGTATTCACACCAATGCGGCTTGCATTTTTCTGAATGAATAGCTTGCCGCTGCTGAAGTTTAGCACCGCTGGTGTAATTGCTATTGTATTACCAGTTAAGGTTAGTGTATTTGTGACAGCAGAACCAAGAACGGTATTACCAGATACCGTTAGATTGTTGTCAATTATTTGGCGACCAGTAACAGTTAACAGACCATTGACAGTTGTTGTCTTTGCGGCACCACCAAGTGCAGTATTACCCGATACTGATATATTATGAACAAATGAGTGGTTGCCGTTTGATGTAATTGTTTGATTGAGAATTACTCTATTTTGCCCAGGAGCACTACACGCACCTAATATCGCTGTCCCAAGAGTTTTCAAAAACAAGCCATTTAGTGAAGTATTACCAGAGACGGTTATATTGGTACTAATTGTTGCACGGCCAGTGTGTGCTAGCAGACCAGTTGTTGTAATTGTCTTGGCCGCACCACCAAGTGTTGTATTACCAGATACAGTTAGATTATTATCAATTGTCTGACGACCTGTAACAGTTAGCAGACCAGTAATAGCTGTAACTTTTGCAGCCGCACCAAGTGTCGTATTACCAGAAACTGATAGATTTTGAGTTATTGTCTGACGACCAGTAAGTGCAAGTATACCATTGATAGTTGTGGTTATACCAGCAGCGCCTATTGTTGTACCACTAGTTGGGTTTATTGTAACGGTACCAAGCCCAGTAGGGCTAATATCAACTGTGGTTCCGCCCCCTGTAATAGTATGAGT